CTTGGCCATTACTGGTTGTCGTCGATGCAGTCCAGCTCGATGACGGCGCTGGCCTGCTTGTAAGCCTGACCCTTGATGCGGAGGACCTGCCCATTGACCGTCAGTTTCTTACCTTCGGCTAGAGAGGCCATAGGGACGCCGGAGACGATGGTGGCTACCTGACCTCCAACCCGGCCATCAGAAGCCGTCCAAGGGGCCGTAGCGGCGGCGAATCGCACCGTCCACATCTTCTGGTCGACGAAGCCCCCCGCGTCGAACTTGGGGGTGTTCATGGGGCGGGACAGGGTAACCAGGAACAGGTTGCCCCCAACGGTGGCCGGGACGCCTACGTCCGCCAGGATTACCTTCATGTCTGCGAGAAAGGTCGAATAGATGCTCATGGGTTGGAAAGGAGGATACAAAAAAGCCCCCATCGCTGGGGGCTGTTCTAGGACTCAGCCCAGATTAGGGGTTGTAGACCGAGGCGATGGTGCCCGTGGTGATGCCCTTAGCGGCGCCGAACATCAGTTCCATGGAACCGATGAGGTTACGGGTGCTGGCATCGACCCAGACGTTGTACGAGACGTTGATACCGAGACCTTCGATCGGGACGACTTCGCGGACCAGGAACTGGTTGCCGACGCTGTCGAGGTCAGGCGAGGCCGCCGCCATCGCGATGGCCTCTGCGGAACAGGCGAACCCGGCCAATTTCGCTTCGGACGGGAAGAGGGAGGCGTAGTAGACGCCGCCTTCGAAACCGTAAGCACCTTCAGAGAGGGGCAGGGAGGTCGTGGAGGTCGGGATGAGCTGGCTGTAGATGCCCGGGTTCACGATGAGGGTCTTGCGACCGGCCTTCGAGACGCCGGCCCAGAGAGCGCGGAGGTTGGCAGAGCCAGGGGTGACGGTCGAATCAGCACCAGTGACGGTGGCGGCGCCGAAGTTGGCGACGGTGATAGGAGCGGTAGCGGCGGCCCAGATGGAGTCGGCCAGCTTGTCCATGTTGATCTTCAGAATCTTCTCGAGGCGGATGCCGTTCTGGACGTCAGCGTACGAGAGGCCGAAGGGCTGGTAGAGGTGGTTCAGCGTGACGGCAGAGGCACCGAGGGTGCTGTCGCCGATGCTGTTGAACGAGGTCGGGTTCGTCAGCGTGGCGGAGCCAGCGGTCGAAAGGGCGACCTGCACGACGTCCTTCGGGCGCTTCACGTCCGAGGAGAAGTCGGAGGCGAAGTTGCGGAGGCCGGCGAGGCGGTTGGAGAGGGCGGTGAGGCTGAGCTCGGCGACGGTGTCGACGATCAGAGCGCTGTTGATGGTGTTAGCCATGGTAGGTTATGATATGTGGGTGAAAGATTATTTGGTGAAGAGGACGGCCTTGTGCTTCTTGAAGAAGGCACGGCGCTCAGGGCCGGCAGGCATCGAAGCGTACTGATCGGCGAGCGAGACAGCGGCGGCGGCGGTGGTGTCTTCGGCCTTGACGGCTTCGACGCCAGAAGAGGCGAGGATGTTCGCGGCTTCCTTGGCGCCGGACTGCACGGAGGCTTCCAGGCTGGAGACCTTGGCGTTGGCTTCTTCGAGCTTCGCGGCGAGGTCAGCCAGGGCGGCGTCCTTCTCGGCGATGGAAACCTTGGCGGCGTCCAGTTCGACGGAGACGTTGACGGTGGCGGCTTCGACCGTCTTGCGGAGGTCGTCGCGTTCGGCGGTGAGGGAGATGACGACGGCCTCGGCGGCCTTGAAGCGTTCTTCGATGGTGAGAGCCATATACTATTGCGGGGTAGTTCGGGTTAGGTGGTCCGCTCGAACTCTTCGAGGGCGGCGTTGAAGGACGTGGCCAGCCCGGTGATCAGCCCCTTCTCGGCGGCTTCTTCACCCGTGAACACTTGGCCTTCCATGTCCTCGTCCCTGGCGTAAGAGCGCTTGCGCTTCACGACAGCCTTGAACCGTTCGTGCATACGCTCGATGCGCTCCTGCTCGTCGTGGCGCATATCTTCGGTATAGCCTTCGCCCGCCACGTTGGCGGCCTTCAGTTTTCCCGCACGGAAGATTTCGAGCTGCAGGCCGATCTGCTTGTAATGCTCGGCGTAGGACTCGTCGACCATGATGACGCCGATGGAGCCGACGTAGGCGGACGGAGAGGCCAGCACATGGTCGGCCTGAGACCCCCAGTAGAAACCGCCGGAGGCCATGAGGTCCTTTGTATAAGCCATCGTCGGCAGCGGGAGCATGGCCACCTTGTCGGCGAGCTCAGGGGTTCCGAGGACGGAACCGCCCGGGCTGGAGATGTTGAAAGCGATACGCTTGACCGCAGGGTTCGCGATGGCCTCGTCAATCTGGTCGGAGATTTCCTCCATGTCGGCGCCGCCAGTAAGTTTCTCGAACTTGGTCAGGCCGATACCTAGGACACCCTTGGCACTGATGACCGCCGTACCCGCAGGGGTCACGTAGGGCTTGGCGACAGGGTTGAAGAACATATCGAGCACGCCTTCGACCACGCCGTATTTCTCGGCGTACTTGGCGTGGTTGGCGGCCTTGATAGGGTCGCAGAGCATAGGCTCCCTTCCGCAGAGAGCTGAGTGTAAAGACTTCATGGGTTAGAGGGGGCAGGAGGTTCGGGTACGTCCAGGTTGTCGGCGACGTCCTGAGACATCTGCGCCGGGGTCTGGCCCTGCTGGAGCCAGTTGAACGCGGACTGGTAAATCATCCAAAGGGGGAGGCCAGCGTTCTTGGCGGCCTCGACCATGGCGGACATCTCCTTCACGCGGGTAGAGACGACCTCATCGTGGGTCATGCCTTTCTTGCCGAGGATGGCGGTGGCCGTGGTCAGGCCCATCTGCAGGTCGGCCCGGTCTTGCGCGGCTTCGCGGCCAGCGTCGACGGTGACGTCCCTAGGGGTGATCCACGTCTTGCGATTGAAGTAAGGGTCGTCCGGCAGTTCGCCGTTCTCGATACCCCACGAGATGACGAAATCATACGTGTCATCGCATACGGTATCGATGGTCAGATTCTGCCATTTCGCGGCAATTCGTGAAACCTTAGCGGCGACCAGGCGAATGGCTGGGCCGGTGATGCCGGAGGGGTCGGAGACGTACTCGACAGGGAGCAGCTTGACGATGTCTCGCTCGATGGCCTTCATCATGCCGACCCACGCAGGGCTCGGGCGATTGCTTGCGATCTGGGTGAGGTCCTCGTTGGTATCGACCACGGCGAGTTTGCCACCCATCTGGCTGGCGAGTCGCTCGCAGGAACCGCCGCCACCGCCGGCGAACTGTGCGGCCGCATCGTCTTGAAGCATACCGCCAGCCTTCTTGAGCAGCATGACGTGGTCACTTGCCGCCCGCAGTGCGGTCTTCTCCAATTCGAACACTTCCAGTTGGTCCTGGACCGAGTTGAGGCTAGACTGAAGCACTGGATATCCGCGAACGGCGGAGGCCCGCTCGAACTCGCAGACGTGGCTCATGGACTCGACAGGGATGAAGCGGTCTTTCTTCTCGCCGTCCACGTAGACGTTGTACCCTACGACTTCCGAGTAGGAACCGAGGTAGACGCCATCGACGCACTTGGGGTTGAACTCGTCCTTGGTCGGACCGACGCGGTGACCCTCGATGATCTGCACGCGGGGACGCCCGGTCTTAGGGTCGTAAGTCTTCAGCAGGAAACTGTCGCCGTCTACCAGACTTCCGAAAAGGCACAGGCGCTGCACTTGGCCGAACGTGAAGCGGCCGGTGATGTCGCACTTCTTCGACCAGTTGCGGAAGTACTCTTCGTACTGCGCGGCCTTCTTCGGGTCCTGCGCCAGGGACTGAGGCACGAGGCCGTCACCGATGGTGACCAGCACGACCTCGTCCATGACCTGCTTGTAGGTCGGAGAATTGCGGATACCCCAGCGGCTCTTGCCGATCATCTGCACGCGGTTGACCGAGGACAGGTCCTGCCTGCCGTCAGCCGGCGCCGAGGTCAGCAGCCAACGGCGGGTAGCCGACTGGGTCGTGCTCGCGTATTGGCTGTAGTTCGCCCCCGCCTGCTTCCGAGGCGACTTAGTTGCAGGCGTTTTGGGTGTCTTCTTGGTGGCCATCAGAGGTCGATGCGGTAGGTCCAGCTCTTCTGGACCGAGGTATGGGCGCCGCCATACTTGGCAGGATCGAGCTTTGATAGCGCCCAATTCAGTTCCAGAAGCCGGGTCTGCGGGGGAACGCCCCACTGTTTGTTGACGCTGGTACCGCTGTCAGAGTAACTCGTGACCGCTAATCCCATGTCGGCAAGGGCCTGCTGCTTGTATGCGAGCAAGGTATCTTCATCCAACCCTACAAACAAGCCGAGGGGCATATACCTATTGCGGGTCAGTTCGGGTTGGTTCGGCGTCCCTTCCGACGATGCCCCATCGGCAAGCGATGAGCATACCGAGCAGTTCGCAGTCAAAAGCGTGGTTATGCTTCACGCCCTGGCGCAACCTCCAGATGGCTTTGCCTCCCTCCTTCACGCGCGTCTCGGAGTTCAACTGCATCACGTAATCCTCGGTCGCATCCCGGGCGAACGAAAACACCTTACGAGCGCGCAAGCCGTAGAACAAATCCTTGCCCGAGAGGTTCGACCAGACCACGAGCGAGGTCGGCTTCTGCACCCCCGGCACGTGGATCGCGGAAGGCGATTGGTAGAACCGCCGGACCATGTCCCCGTTCTTCGTCTTCACGTTGAAGTACTCCTGACCGGAACCCTTGGCGCAACCCCAGCCACGGATGGCGCACTGCTTGTACACCTCTTGCGTGTTGTTGCCGTCACCAGAGTCCACCATGACGAGCTGAGGGTGGACGCCCCATTTGGCCGCCATGGCGTCGAGCCCTGTCCAGTCGGTCAGGCCGTCGTTCGACAGCACCTTCTCGTAAGCCGCCAGACGGCTATGCCCGGTGCGACTCCACCGGCGCACGATTAACCAAAAATGGTCCCCCTGACAGTCTATACTCAGCGTCACGAACGGAACCGACCCGGGCGGGGCTTCCTCCTTGTCGACGATCTGGCCACGCGGCCCGATGTAGCAGGTGGCCGACCACTCGTCCGCCATGGCATAGTCCGATGACTCCGTGCTCACGACAAGTGACCCCGTCTCGTCCGCCCACGGGAGAGCCAGGTACTGCTGTTTGAATAACATCCGGGGAGTTATGTCGCCCATCTCGGCGACCTCTTTCGCCTTGATCATGTCCACCGCCAGAGACCCCCAGCTCGTAGACGCCAGGGCGTTGACGTGCAGGCCGACGTACCCGGCCTTCTCCGGCTTGGCCGTGGCGACGAAGCCGGCCCCGCGTTCGACCTCGTTGGCAATCGTCCGCACCTCGTCGTTATCCTCCAACCGCGCCTTGCAGTGCGGGCACTCGTAGGTCGTGCCGTTCTGCACCTGCTCAAGGTCCCAGCCGTCGATGCCCTTGGCGCCTTCTGGAAAGCGGATGAAATCCCAACTCCACGCGCTCGTCTTGGAGCACGCCGGACACGACATCATCCACTCACGCTGGTCGGTCATCAGGTAGAACTTCCAGAACTCCGCCCCCTGTCCTTCGATGTTCCCTGGCTGGCTTTCGTACACCGCCTTCGATGCGAACGCCGCCGCCTTCAGTCGGGACAGCGACATCGCCACGGCACCGTTCGGCCACTGCCAGATTTCCGAGCCGAGGACGTAGCGGACGTGCAGGGACTGCAGGTGCTTCTCAGTCGAGGCGGAACGGTTGTGAATCAGCGAGCCGTCAGCGAACCGAAGAGTGCCCGACTTGTCGTTATCGTCGGCGCTCATCTGCGAGCGGATGTCGGCCACCTGCTCGAACAGCGGGCGCAGTTCGTTCAGGGTGAACCCCTTCGCTTTGTCCTGGCTGTCGAGGTAGATGGCCATCGACGCACGGCGGTTCGCCATCAGGTAGGTGGCGATCAGTTTCAGCGTCAGCGTCTTCCCGCAGCCGATGGCCCAGGGCATGAACATCCGGCTGGTGGTCGAATGGTTGAAGATGCGGACGGCCTCCGCGATCCACGGCCAGCGCTTCGGGTTGTACCCTCCGTCGAACACGCCCGCAGGAATCTTCTTCACGTTGTGGCGCAGGTAGTCGACCGGGTCGGACATTGCCGACGGCCTTACCACCGTAAGCCCTTCGCGGAAGAGTTCTTCGCCGTTCATGCTTCGGGTGGGCGGAAGGCGTCCGCCGCGTTGGCAATCTTCTCCCGGGCTTCCAGCGCCCAAGCGGTCAGGACCGTGATGGCCTTGATGGGGTCCTTCGGGTTCGAGTTCTCGCCGCACTCCGAGGCCAGCGCGTCCAGCCGCTCGACGATCAGGCCAGCCAGCCGGAGCATCGCCTCACGGGCTTCGGTCGCTTCGATTCGGTCACGAGCTGCGAGCGCTCGGCGTTCAGACTCTTCCTGCAGGGCTACCAGTTGCTTCAGGCTCTGGCCATAAGTGACCTGATACTTCCCGGTCTC